GAACGACCGTTGAACGAAAATGAACATACTTTCTTTTGTTCAAATAAATCATTTTTGTTCGTAAAGTCGTTAATTTATGATTTTGAATTGCTTGAATGTGATGACGAGTATTTTTGGTCTCCTAGTTTAATTCGCAGACAAGAAGAGCGAAGAAGTAAATTTGAGAAAAAGCAGGAGCAACGTAGGCTCGCAGGCATTAAAAGTGGTGAAGCTCGCAGAAAAAAGGAACAAAATCGAACGACCGTTCAACGAACTTCAACGGTCGTTGAACAAAACGAACAAAAGGAAAGGAAAGGAAAGGAAAATAATAATATAGAGAGATATACGCGCGCGCGTGAAGATGATAATCCTCTATCTATGTTTGACGATGAAGAAGTAAAAAATAAACCCATTTACGAATTGTATATGAAATCAATTGGAGTTGTATCACCTACTATTAAAGAGCGGTTAGATGATCTAGTTGAATCATATGGCAAAGAACGAGTCATTGTTGCTATTAATACCACAGCGGATAATGGCGGTAATAGTATCAAGTATGTTGAAACTGTCACGGCAGGGAATCTAAAGCAGGAGGTGCAAAAGGATTTTGGAGCAAGTAAACATAACGGAAATGCTAGAAACGTTTCTCGAAAAAAGGAAGAAGTCGACTGGCAAGCGGAATATGAAAGAGTCCACGGAAAAAAATGAGTTCTTCTATCCGATATATGACGAACCAGTAGTCATTCAAACTAACGTTAATACCACGTATGCTGCAGTTGGAATTCCTAAACGATATTACGATATGGATTTCGACTGGTTACGCAAGCATGGTAGTTTCCCGAAAGAAAATACTGAAGCCTATGCTGTGGTTAAGGAGTACTCTCATAACCTAAAAGAAAATCTTGAGTCTGGCAAGGGGCTTATATTAAGGGGACCAGCTGGTACAGGAAAGACATCTATTGCAGTTAGCCTTCTAAAAGAGGCCATGAAATTAGGCAGAGGATGCCTTATGATTTCAATGCCAAATCTACTGGATAATATGCTTACGTTATCTAAGGGTGATAATGTAGCCTATCTGAGCTATGAGCAAAAACTTAGAAATATTCCCTTGTTATTGCTTGATGATTTTGGAGCAGAATATTCAAAGTCTGACTGGGTAGTATCTAAGGTTGAAAGCGTTATTATTGATCGCTACAACCGAATGAAGCCTATAATTCTTACGACGAATTATAGCGAGACCTGGACTGAAAAGAATTATAGCCAAAGAGTATATGACCGGTTACGCGGCGAATATGCGGTGGCTATATTCAATGGAGCATCACACCGATGAAGATTCTCCTGCGATGTCAGTTTAGGTTTAGAAAGAAAGCCCATAACCGATTCCCAACGTTAAATGAGTATATTGACTGCGAGCGTGGTTCGACTATAGCAGCCGCCGCTATGAAAAAGAAATGCACCGAGCAAGTCAAAGAACAATGTCTATCACAACAGATAGAATCGGTTAAGGGTAAAGTAGACCTATTATTTGAATGGCACTCATCAACCAGGCATGATCCTGATAATGTAGCTTTTGCTAAGAAATTTATTCTTGATGGACTACAAGCTGCAGGAGTGCTAGAAAACGATAATAGGAAATTCATCGGGACTATGGCTGATGAGATTATTCAGGATGATGAAGACTATGTAATTTTACACGTCACGAAAAATATGGGAATATTCCTTTAGATAGAAAGGGTGACGTTATGGATGAAATAAGAATTCAAAAAGCATTAGGAAAACATCTGTTTTTACAAAACGTATGCATCCCAAATGTATTGATGTATCAAAAAGGGCATAGGGAATACGAGGCTGATCTGATTTATTTTGGTCGTAAGTCAAATTACCTTACAGAGGTGGAAATTAAGATTGATATCTATGACTTTAGAGCGGACTTCAAGAAGGAAAACTATCATAATCACCCTAATGTTAGACAGCTATATTATGCAATTCCGACAGACTTATATTTAAAACATAAGGATGAAATCGATGAAAGAATAGATGATGCAGGGCTTATATTGATAGATGAATTAATGGACTATAACGGCATAATATACGGCAAGGTAAATTGTTTTCATAAGAAAGCTAAGCCTCGTAAGAATGCTATACCTCTAACAGAACATGACAAGTTCAATTATCTGAAGCTAGGCTGCATGAAATGGGTTAATCGATAGAAAGGAGACAATGAAAATATTAGATGCATGCTGTGGTAGCAGAATGTTTTGGTTTAACAAAGAAAATGAAGATGCTATTTACATGGATAATCGAACTGAAAATACAAGGCTATGTGATGGTAGAAAGCTAATCGTTAAACCTGATATAATCGCAGACTTTCGAGACATTCCTTTTGAAGATGAAAGTTTTTATCTAGTAGTATTTGATCCGCCTCATCTAATAAGGGCAGGAGATAAATCCTTTCTGAAATTAAAATATGGAAGGCTACATACAACTTGGAAACAAGACATTAAGAAAGGCCTCTCTGAATGCTGGAGAGTTTTAAAGAAGAATGGGACAATGGTATTCAAATGGAATGAGGAACAAATCTCGTTTTCTAAGATTAAAGCCTTGCTTCCCTGCGAGCCTGTAATCGGACAACGCAGGGGGAAAACAATATGGTTGATATTTTTTTAAAAGTTAAAATGTTAGTTGTTTATCACTGGTAAAAACAAATTCGGACTAAAACATAAAATAATTTGTAAAGGGGGAAACATATTTGAATGAATATGACATTGAGAAAATCACTAAGTTGGCCACAGAGGTGGCAACCAAAACTTACTATGAATTAGCCAAACAGGAAAATGCTCAACTAGGTCGTAAACTTCGACACAACACGATCAAGCTATTAAAGCATTACAGTCAGCTGCAGTCGTATGTGGATAATGCCATCTCGGATTCGACACAAGCCGAGGATATATGGCTCAATGAACTGTTGATTGATATGTTTGACGATAAAAGCATTGTGAAAGTGAATGCGATTGTCAAAAGTAAAGAAAAAACAGCGTTGATGATGAGGCATGTAAACAATATGCTTGATATCTATGCTGAGAAATGCAACACAAAGCAATTCAAGTATTGCGAGTGTATGCGCAGGTATTATATTGACGGAGAAACCTTAGAAGAGATTGCTGAATCATTTCCTGAAAAGCCTGATGTACGAACCATTCATAGGTACATCGCTAGAGGTATTGAAGAGCTATCCGTACTCTTATGGGGTGTAATTGGACTAAACACGAAATTGTCATAAAACTGTCGTGGACATGTCATTCTTGACAATTTATAATGATAGTGTGAGTTAATAGGGAAAAGAAATAATCTCTCTCAACAAAGTGAATACCTAGAACACTAAAGCAAAAGACCACTTAATCTAAAAGGTTAGGTGGTCTTTTATAATAAATAAAGCAATTAATATGATGTAGCGAATTGAGAAATATGATATATTTAATAAATAAAGAGGTGAGATAATGGAACATTATATTGAGATTATTATTATCTTAGCACCAGGATTTATTGCAAAAGAGACTGCTACATTATTAGGAAATATAAAAAGCGATAAATCGAGTATTAATCAAGTAATGAATTACTTTGTATATTCTTTGTTTGCGATAATACCATTGGTCGCTTTATATTGGTATTTAGGTGTGCCTCATGATGGAATATATTTAATTTACATTCTTCTAGCTGTAGTTAGTGGCGTTGTAGTGGGGGCTTTGTGGCAACTCTTTTTAAAACAAAAAATTAGAAAGATGTGTGAGAAAATTACAGTAGATATAGATGGATATGTATATTTTCAAGAGGATACATTAGTAAATTTTAATTTATTTGATGGCAAGGACCATTTAGTGATAATAAAAAAAGGTGGGGAAGTTATTGCAACTGGTCCAGTTCTAGGTTTAACATATGGAGAAGATAAATTTTATGAAATTAAAATAGACAACCACCCTACATATAGAGAATGGTTGTCTATGGAGAACGCTTCAGAGAAATTTCCATACAAATGTACGTATATTGATGTTACAAATGATTTGGTAATAGATGAATATGAATTTCCTGAAGACTTCTTTTCCGAAGGCTACAATCGTTAGTTTGTTACTTTTTGGGTGGGTTAGGCTTTGGAGTCTGATTAGGACTACATGGACGCGGTGGACGACTTTTTTGTACACCATCTCTGCGTTCCCAACCTTCTTTAATGGACTGTGGCTTAACATTATTCATAAGTTCACCTCCTTTATAATAAAACATAATTTAATATTAACATAAGTTATAATTAAGGACATCTAATAAATAGATGTCCTATTTTGTTTGTTTTCATTAGCATAATAGAGTGTGGTATGAAATGTATGACAGATATTACTTGTTGTGTTAAAGACTGCTTAAACAACAAACACAATAAATGTACTGCCAATGCTATTGCTCTTGGTGGTAAAGGTAATTGCAAATCTAAGAGTTTTGCAAGAAATGTAATGAAATATTCACGTAAACAACACTGGAGTGAAGGCATGTATGAGGGCTAGTATGCCGTCTACCCCCGGGGTATTTAAGGTACTCCAAATGAAAAATATTTTGCGTGGGTCATCCGAACCCCGCGGAATCGCTAGTTAATGATTTTTTCGAACTGCTGTTCGGCTTCAAAATCGGTCAATTTTTGAAAGGAGGAGAGACTGTGACGAACGTATCAATCGTTGACGAATTAGTATCATCTAAAATTGTGGCAAAAGTACTCGGAATCAGCTCTCGGCGAGTCCAGCAGTTGACCGAGGACGGTATATTCGAAAAGGAAAAACGCGGACAGTATAACATTGCGAAAACAGTACAAGCATTTGTTGCGTATAAAACAGGCGAAAGTAAACTCGAAAAGAAAGCACGTGAAGGCGGGTACGATGCAGAACGAACTCTGTTAACTCGAACTAAACGAATGATTGAAGAAAACAAATTAAAAATCATGAATGGGGAATTGCACCGCTCGAATACAGTTAAAGCCGTAATGAATCGAATGTTGAATAACTTTAAAAGTAAGCTTCAGGCGTTACCGTTAAAAGCAGCACCTAAAGTACTAGGGGAGACAAACCTGCTAGCGATTCAAGATGCACTTCTTGATGAGGTTAATGAGTGTCTAACGGAATTGTCTGAATATGATCCAAACATGTTCCATGATGAATCTGACGACATTATCGTGGATGAAGACGAGGCAGGTGAAAATGATTGAAACACACATGCAACTTATTTAAAGGGATAGCTAGTGTGCTGAAACCACCGCCAAAGTTTACTGCCTCGGAATGGGCGAACGCCAATGTGGTGCTTTCCACAGAGGATAGCGCTGAACCAGGGAAGTATTCCACTGATAGAGCTCCTTATCAAAAGGAAATGCTTGATGCGGTGAGTGACCCCGACGTAGAGAAAATAGTATATATGACCGGCTCGCAAATTGGTAAAACCCAGCTCATTAAAAATGTGTTGGGTTATTTTATTGACTACTTTCCATCACCAATTATGTTCATGCAGCCTACAAAAGACATAGCTAAAGAGTTTTCCAAAACTCGTATTGCTCCCTTTATTCGTGACACGAAAGTACTGAACGATAAAATGGCCGATGTAAAATCTCGGGACAGTGGCAATACGGTATTGAATAAGACCTTTCCTGGCGGTTACCTAACATTAGTAGGGGCGAATGCCCCGGCAGATTTGGCATCTAGGCCAATTCGTGTGTTACTGGCGGACGAAATTGACCGCTATCCAGCATCAGCAGGCACGGAAGGCGACCCATTGAGCCTGGCAGAAAAGCGTACTAATACGTTCTATAATCGAAAGCACGTGTACGCATCCACGCCATTGGCCAAAGGTACCAGCCGGATAGAGAAATTGTATCTAGGAGGTACGCAAGAGGTATGGCACATAAAGTGCCCAGCGTGTGGCGAATATGTGTATCCGTCATGGGATAAGTTCCACGCAGACGAGGACACAGGTAAGTACTACTTGGCGTGTGATCATTGTGGAACGCTATCAGAAGAGTTCGAGTGGAAGAAACTGTACCGCGAAGGCAAATGGATTGCGGAAGCGCCGGAGAATTTAAAGAAGTACAATTGCCGAAGCTTTCACATGAACGCGTTTGGCTCGCCTTGGGCGTCTTGGGGTAAACTTCAAGATAAATACGAGGAAGCCACTAAACTCGGCACGGCTGGCGTTAAGACATTCTTTAATACAGAAATGGGTATTCCTTATGAAGAGGATACCGAAACACTGCAGTCTGAAGAGCTCTACGAACGTAGAGAAGACTACGGCGCGGAGTTGCCAGACGGGGTATTACTCTTAACCTGTGGTGTCGATACTCAGGATGACCGTCTAGAATGCGAAATCGTAGGTTGGGGGAAAGATTATGAGAGCTGGGGTATACAATACTTCAGACTGTACGGAGACCCTGCTTACGACGCCGTATGGAAAGAATTGGACGATATTATTTTAAATCGTACATGGTCTTATGCCGACGGTAGAAAACGGGGCGTATCAGTTACGTGTATTGACTCCGGCGGTAGTAAGACACAATCGGTATATAAGTACTGTTCAACTAGATGGCATAAGCGTGTCTATCCTATTAAGGGTGTAGGTGGTGCAGGTAAAGACCTGATTGACGGCTTGCCTACAAAGTTGAAGAAGTACAAAACTAAATTATTTAAGCTTGGCGTAGATACGGGCAAGGAACAAATTTACAGTGATTTGAACCAAGAAAAAGGCCAACCAAGGTATTGCCACTTCCCAAAAGATCATGAAAAGGGGTACGGGAAGAAATACTTTGAAGGCTTACTAGCAGAAATGAAAGTATCTAAATTAGTTAATGGGCATTTTAAAGAACAATGGGTGTTACGCCCAGGACGCAAAAGAAATGAGCCGTTCGATATTAGAAACTATAATCAAGCTGCTATTGCTATTATGAATCCAAACTTTGATGCCTTGGAGGCGCGGAGTAGTAAAGAGGATTATACGCCGTATCAAAATACAACCCGGGTAGTGGAAGCGGGGGATTCACCTAAAACACGAACCAGAAGACGTGTCAGAGGTGGAGGAATTAAAATATAGAAACTGTGCCACGTGGTGGACTCCATGGGTGGCACAAGTTAAGCGCTCATATAGGGCGCTTTTTTAATGCGAGAAAGGAGGTGAAAGGATGGCAGAATGGACAATATATGAGGCAAAGGAGCATTTACAGGCTTGGTTAGACGCTGATTTAGCGTTAGCAACAGGTAAAGAGTATGTTATTGGTAATCGTCGGTTAACTCGTGCGAATGTGCAAGAGGTGAAAGACCGCATCAACTTTTGGCGTAATGAGGTAGCAAGGCTTGAGAATAGACCTCGTCGTCGTGCATATCGTGTCATTCCTCGCGATATATGAGTAAACGCAAGAAGCAGTTTATGAAAACCGCAGCAGGAAGGACTAAAGCAACGCAGTACACTGGTAGTAAAACAAACTCAGGCTATTCTAATCATGGCGCTAATAGTTTTAAGTCTAGCGCCAAAGGATATCTAGTTAACTCCCAAGATGCTAGGCATGATATCGATGCTAACTTTAGAATGCTGCGGGCAAGGTCTGTAGACCTTCAGCAAGGTACACCGATTGCAGCGGGTGCGTTAAAGACGAATAAAACCAATGTTATCGGTCCTGGTCTACGATTTAAGGCTAATATCCGCTACGAGGAGTTGGGGCTAACGTTCGAAGAAAAGAACGCTTGGGAACGTAAGACTGAACGTGAATTTGCAATGTGGGCCAAGCACTGCGACGCACGCGAACAGACTGATTTCTACGGAATTCAGGCTTTGGCGTATTATGAAAAACTGTTGTATGGCGATGCATTTGTAAATTTACCGCTGTTGTTTAATCGAACAGATAAGAATCCGTATCCTTTACGATTGCAGATTGTCGAATCAATTCTCGTAGCTTCTCCGCCTAAATATATGGGACGAGAAGAAGACGAGAATAACGACGTAATTCACGGCGTTAAGTTTAATAAATATGGCGCGGCCGTTGGCTTCTATGTGCTGAATAAGCTATACAACGCTTTTAACGATGATCACGACTACACTTATATTCCGAAGTACGGGGCACAAACTGGGCGACGGAATATCATCCAGGTTATGACAATTGAGAGAAGCGGCCAGTTGCGTGGTATTCCGATATTGTCTCCAGTAATTGAGGATTTGAAAGTTCTTAGTCGGTACAATGATGCGGAAGTTATGAAGGTATTAGTCAATGCCTTGATGGCAATCTTCATCGAATCGGAAGCACCGGACGATATGTCACTGGGGACTGCTATTGATGAAGATGATCAAGTGGATTCCGAAAATGACGAAACAATTGAATTAGGCAACGGCACTGTAAATGTATTGGCGCCAGGCGAAAAAGTGAATGTGGCCGAAAAAACGCCAATACCTTCGAGCTTTGCTGATTTTACATCTTCGCTTATTAGTCACGTAGGTGCAGCGCTAGAAATCCCATATGAGATTTTAGTTAAGCACTTTGGCCAAAGTTACTCCGCATCAAGAGCGGCGTTGCTCGAATATTGGAAGTCTGTTGAAATGCAACGTGCTGAATTTATCACTCAATTTTGCAATCCTATCTACGAGGAGTGGCTTACAATGGCCATTCTATTAGGTCGCATTGATGCGCCAGGTTTCTTTGATGATCCAATCATCCGAGAGGCTTGGTTAGGGGCGGAGTGGTACGGACCTTCACAAGGCCAATTAGACCCACAGAAGGAAGCTACTGCGGCAGAAATTCGTGTTAAGAATGCATTTAGTACTCGTGCTAAAGAAGCAGCAGAGCTTACAGGCATGGACTATGAAAATGAAATCTTACCACAACGTATTCGTGAACACCAATCTATGGATGAAGGAGGATTGTTGCATGAACAAGGACAACAAATTTCAGTTCAAAATTCGAACTCCGCTAAATCTGATTCAGGAAGCGGAGACGATTGACGTCGATATTTACGGCGTAGTCATGAACGGAACGGACTATTGGGGAGAAGATACGGGTGTTTCTAACGTATTGTCACAGCTCCAAGGATTAGATCCGTCTCAAAATATCGTTCTACATGTTAACTCTGTAGGTGGCGAAGTATCTGCAGGCGTTACAATTTACAACCGATTGCGCGCCTTGCAAAATAAGAAATCTGTTATCATCGAAGGCTTGGCCGCATCCATCGCTTCTATTATCTCGATGGCCGGCGATGAAATCCATATGGCGCTAGGCAGCGAAATGATGATTCACAACCCTAGTTCTTTTGCATATGGTGAAGCAGATGATTTTGAAAAAGCCGCTGAATCTTTACGTAAAACGAAAGAAAATCTTATCGATATTTACGAGGCTCGCACAGGGTTAACTCGTGAAGAAATCGCAACCATGATGGACGATGAAACTTGGTTAACAGCAAGAGAAGCGCTTGAAAAAGGTTTCTGCACAAGTGTAGATGAATCCTTGCAAATGGTTGCGTGCCGTAAAGGCACTGACTTAATTGTCAATGGTTTACCAATGAGTATGGATGTACTTAAAGGGTTGCCTGTTGATAAATATGAAGAGAAAGGAGAAGAGCCAATGGAAGTAACTGCTGAATTGTTACGTACAGATTATGCGGAAGTATATGACGAAGTATTTAATGCGGGCGTTGCTGCAGAACGTGCACGATTACAAGCCCTTGATGGGATTAATAACGAAGTACGCGCAGAAGTAATTAATCGCGCCAAATATGAAACATATGCTACGGTTCAAGATGTAGCTGTTGAATTACTCAATATGCCACAACCTGAACAACCAACTAATCAATTACAACAACTAATGCAAGATGCTAACAATGCATCTAATAAAGTTGATACAATCCCAGGTCAAGTGCTTGATGAAGAAATCGACGATTCTGAAAAGACAATGCAAATTGTTGATCGTGTAATGAAAGCACGCGTTAAAAAATAAGGAGGGCAGACAATATGCCATATGTGGAAGAACAAAAGTTAGAGTACAAATCTCTAATTGCTGGTACACAAATGCCAGTCGTTACTAAAAAAGTAACAATCGGTCAAGATGCGGCAGTAATTACTGCAGGCACAGTATTAGAATTTGAAACTGCATCTAAAAAAGCTAAACGTGCAGATACTGATGTGTACGGCGTAGCATTAGTAGATATCGACGCTACAAAAGGCGACGTAGTAGCAGAAATCGCAGTAACTGGTGAATTTGCTACAGCTAATTTAGTATTCAAATCTGGTAAAAAAGCGGAAGACTTCACAGCTAAAGCTGAAGCCCGCAACATTTATTTCCGTTAATAAGGAGGACACATGGATAATATTTACACACCTCAAACACTAGCTGCGGTGGTTCGTCGTACTCCCGATGTGCCATCCTTTTTGAAAGACTTATTTTTCAAAGATACAAAAACATTCCTAACTGAAACAGTTTCTTTTGACATCGTAAAAGGTCGCCGTACGATTACACCTTGGGTAGCGCCAAACTCTACAGCGCCATTATCTCAACGTACAGGCGTGACTACAACAACTTACAAACCAGCACAAAAGAAAGAAAAACGTGCTATTACTGAAAACGACATCAAGGTTCGTTTAGCAGGTGAACAACCTTTTGCGGGTACCGTATCTCCAGAAGAACGTGCAATCCAACTCTTAGCGCAAGATACGCAAGAATTGAAGGACAACTTGGTGCGCTCTCAAGAAGTTATGGCGGCAGACGTGTTATTCAACGGCCAAGCTCATATTAAAGGCGAAGGTATTGACGATGTCGTAGACTTTAATTTTACAAATAAAGAAACTTTGGCAGGCAACGCTCGCTGGGGTCAATCTGCAGCAGAAATTGTGGCCAACATTATTAAATGGAAAAAGAAATGCTTGAAAGCATCTGGCTTTAATCCGAATACGTTGGTCATGAACTCCGAAACATTAGAAGTAATGCTTTCCGATAAAAAAATCTTGGCATTATTTGATAATCGTCGTACAGAAATGGGGCTTTTACAGTTCGAACAAACGGCCGAAGGTGCTGTTTATGTTGGCTTCATGGGCGGTCAAATTCAATGCAACGTATTTACATATGATAACTACTATGTGGATCCAACAGATGGCCAAGAAAAAGAAATGGTCGCTACAGGTAAATTGTTAGTTGCATCTGATATGGCCAAATTCACTAAATTGTATGGTGCAAATACAATCATCCCAGGCGAGGGCATGGACTTTGTAACATATGAAGGCGAATACGTAATGCGTCGATTGGTTACTCGTGACCCTGATGCGGCGTTCTTAGAATTGCAATCTCGCCCTATTTATGTCCCATTCGATGTAGACTCCTACTTCGTAGCGGACGTATTGTAATTTTAAAGGAGGTAAGACTAATGCCGGTACAAGCTAAGCACACAATCAATACTGGAGATTATGTGTATAATCCTGGTGAAATTATCTCCGAATTGACTGCAGAAGAAGAACAGCGCCTAATTCGTTTAGGTGCTGCTTTTGCGGTTAATGGCGATAATAAAAACAACACGGAAGACCCTTTCGCTGTGGCTCTTAGTGCCATGACGAATGCTGATATCACAAGATATGGCAAATCTATCGGTCTTGATTTTGCAAGCAAAGCTACAAAAGCGAGCATGATTGCCGATATCCTTGCATCTGATGCAGATGTTAACTTGGAACTTTTATCTGATGAAGCCCTACGCGTAATGGCATCTGCTGAACAATTGGATGTTCCTGGCGACGCTACTCGTGAAGAACTTATCGACGTTTTAGGTGAATAATCATGGGATTTAAGGACTTTGTGCAGAATGATATTGAAACCGTGTTTATCAACTCAAATGAATTTGCCGAAGTGCATAATCTAAATGGTACACAGTGCTATGCAGTAGCAGAAGGTCTTACCGACAAACAGCATGTTGAAATTATGGGGCAGGATATCGACGGATTGATTTACGATACGATCGTGGTGCACGTGGCCAAACAGGCTTTACCCGAAGTGCCAGAGTATAATCAAATCTTTCGATTCAACGGTCGAGTCATGCTCGTTCAATCATGTGAAGATGACATGGGCATGTTGAATATAGTCCTTAGGGGGAATAGTTCGTGAGTGTAACTATTGATATAAAAGGATTGCATGAAGGCCTAGTTAAGATAGATGCTCTCTCTGGTGAAACAAAACGAGCGACGTCAAAAGCTATTAACACAGCAGTTCCTAAGATTCGAAATGCAATTGTTAATAAGGCAACACAGGATTACTTCATAAGTAAAGTCAACGTTAAGCAAACGATCAATGTAAAGCGAGCAACCGCTTCTGGACTATCAGCTTTTATTAGGTCTAAAGGCAGACCTGTAGCACTTACTAAGTTTAGAGTTACACCAAAACGCCCACCTAAGCGGAAAGGTCGTACAGTCAAAGCTCAAGTAATGCGCAATGGTGGTGGAGGAGCAATTCCTAATGCTTTCATTGCAAGAATGGGAAACGGGCATATTGGCGCAATGTACCGTAAAGGGGCAGACCGGTACCCAATAGGACAATTCCATGGACCTGCGGTCCCAAGTATGTTAAAGAATACTGAAGTATCGGCTTTTGTCGGTAATGTAGCGCAAGAAGAGCTGTTACGACAAATCGGAACCTCATTCGAAGAGTTAATAAGGAAGTAGCAAATGACACCTACGCAATTGGCAACTGATTTAGGTACTTTTCTCAGGCAGGTGCATGCTAACTATTTTAGTGATGATGCACAAGTAAAGGGAAGCCCTTTAATAGTTGTACCTGGATTTTTAAAAATGAAAGAATCATCCAAGGAGGACCAATATCCTCATCTTGTTATTCGAATTAATAAGGTCGAGGATACCTTGCAGGGGTCAACTGTCCAACTTTTTCTGATTCATGGAGTGTACTCTGAAGACGTGGAAAAAGGGTGGATGGAGATTACCAACTTTTTGGAAACAACACGGCAAGCGCTACTGGCCCATCCCGTTATTGCTAAGCGATACCGTTTAGTAATGGATGATAAACACGGAATTGATACCGACATCCCTCCGGATCAAGCCTATCCGTATTGGGAGGGATTTATAACAGTTAAATATGATATCGAACAAATACGAGAGGAGATGATTATTTAATGGCAAAAACTGATGTACCAACTGAAGTTGTAACTGAAGCAACTGAAGTTGTAGAAAAAACAGTTAAATCTAAGGATGCTAAACAAGTAATCTACTTAGGTCCTAACAGCGCTGAGTTAGGGCTTACAACTGGCACTGTTTATATTGACGGCATCCCTGCCGTAGTGGGTGAAGATAAAGCAATGTTACGCTTGTTATTCGTACCAATTAATAAAATTGCGGAAGCGCAACAGGAATTAGCAACAGAAGGTACTGCAATGAATGCAGCTTGCTTTGAATTTAAAAGAGGAGGTCGTAGATAGTGGGAAACTATAGACACGGAATTTATACAAGAGAGGTACCTACTTCTCTTATTTCTATGACAGAAGCTACGGCGGCCTTACCCGTTTTTGTAGGTACTGCACCTGTACATTTAGCGACAGACGCTGCTGAAGCAAATAAAGCAGTATTGTGTTATGACTATGCATCTGCAACTACTCAATTTGGGTACTCTAAAGAATGGGATAAATATACTTTGTGTGAAGCTATGTACTCCCAGTTCTCTTTATTTGGCATGGCGCCGGTAGTATTTATTAATGTTCTTGATCCTAAGAAACACAAGAAAACGTTAACTTCTACGCAAAAGCAAATTCAGAATAAAGTCGTAACTATTGAAGACCCAGTGCTACTTAACACGTTAAAAGTATCAGCTACAAATGGTGGCGCCGCTTTAACAATTAACGTTGATTACACAGCGGTATTTAATGACGAAGGTAAATTGCTTATTGGTATCGTAGACACAGGGGCACTTAAAAGTGCAACATCTGTTTGGGTAACTTACGATTATGTAGACCCATCTATGGTAACTGCAGACGACATTGTAGGTGGTGTAGATACTGACGGTAAACGTAAAGGCTTGGAACTCATCAATGAAGTGTTCCCACGCTTTGGTTTAATTCCTGGCAACTTATTGGCACCAGGTTGGTCTCATAATACGCTTGTAGCAGCAGTTATGAAAGCTAAGGAAACTACTATTAATGGCATGTTCCAAGCTATGTCTTTATGTGATGCACCTACCGATGAAATTAAAAAAGCAACTGCAGTTAGTGAATGGAAAAATAAAAAGAACTACGTCGATGAACGTCAAATCTTGTGTTGGCCAAAAGTAGCATTAGCTAATCGCCAATTCCATTTATCCACACAGCTTGCAGGTCTTATGGCTAAGACTGATGCTAAGTATGATGATATTCCTTACAAATCTCCGTCCAATGAATCTTTGCAAGCAGATAGTGCTGTGCTGAAAGACGGCACTGAAATCTACTTAGGTCCAGATGAAGCGGCATATTTGAATGGCCAAGGCGTTGTTACCGCGCTTAATTTCATTGGCGGATGGAGAGCCTGGGGCAATCGTACAACAGCATACCCATCTAATACAGATGTTAAGGATTCCTTTATTCCTGTACGTCGTATGTTCAACTGGGTATCCAATACATTGATTACCTCTTTCTGGTCTAAAATCGATAATCCTACAAACAAACGTTTAGTAAATAATGTAGTCAACAGTGCAAATGCATGGCTTAACGGCCACGTAGCATCGGGTGCACTTCTTGGGGCACGTGTAGAATTCTTAGAATCCGAAAATCCTACAACTGATTTGTTGAATGGTATTATTCGATTCCATGTGTATTTAGGTGTTCCAACGCCAGCTCGTGAAATCGATTTCATCCAAGAATACGATCCATCCTACATGAGCACATTATTTAATTAAAAGGGAGGTAACTCATGGCTAAACATAGAGATAAGTTGATTGACTTTGCCATTTTTAGCTCTGGCAGAGAATTATATGGTTACGCCGATGTAACCTTACCTGATATCGAATTTATCAGTGACACTATCAAAGGTGCAGGTATCGCCGGCGAAGTCGATTTGGGTGTACTCGGTCAAACCAAGGCAATGAATATGTCCATTAAATGGAATACCATTGACAAGGACGTGACTGACCTTGCTAGTCAAAAGGTGCATGATATCGAGATTCGTGGCGCACAACAATTATATGATTCTGCTAAAGGCGAACTAGTGCCTGAAGCAGTTAGCGTATATGCCAAGGTGATGCCTAAGAAAATCGGTCTTGGCAAGTTTGAACAGGCAAGTAAAACCGATACCTCTACAGAGTTTGAAATTGTATATTTCAAAATGACTGTAGGCGGTAAAACTCGCACCGAAATTGATAAATTTAACTACGTTTGTGTAATCAACGGCGTTGATTACTTAGCATCCGTAAGGGAGGCATTGGGTAAATAATGGCTAGATACAATCGCGAAAAGCTAATTGAAGGCTTAAATAATTTAACAGGATTTGACTTTACAAAGGCGGAACTTCGTGTCCGCCGTGAAGGCGATGTTATGCCAGACGTAACATTCTCCAAACGATTTCAGGCAGAAATTGCCGCCATAGCGTTAAAAGAAAGTGCAAAAGTCTTAATGACAATGCCGATTTCTGACTTTACAGAAATGTGCGCAGAGGTGGGCGTTTTTTTACTACGTGGTTCGGCAGAGAAAAAGGGGCTTCACCTGGACAACAATGCCGAAGAATTGCCATCCGACTTAGAGAGTGCGGAGGTATAAACTTTTGGATGTCTACCCCAATCACTGAAATAGCAGATTGGATAGATGATTTAGAATTTGTGCTTGAAGATGAAAAGCGCTTGAGGGATGAAGAAGACTAATCTATCAAGCGCTTTTTGCGTATACAATATTAAAAGAAAGGAGGTACTATGGCGGGTAAAGTATTTGAGATTGCTTTTGCTATAAATGGTGCGTTAGCCCAAAGCTTCAAAACATCTATGCAACAAGCCAGAGGTACTTTGACACAATACGGTTCACAAATGAACGAGTTAAAAGTGCAACAAAGAGCCTTGGATTCGGCATTAAAGCAAGGCGTTATTTCCATGGATTCCTACCGTAACGCAACCGCAAGAGTCGGGAAGGAGCTAGAACAAACTGCTGCTAAAGACGCAAAACTCAGAAAAGCTATGCAAAATAAAATTGCTGCAGATGCCAACGCAAGAAGTGCACGTAGCGATTTAGGTAGCACCATGGCTACTACCGCAGTAATGGCCGCTCCTCTTGTAGGCATGTTATCTAAAGCAGCGGACTTTGAAGCCGTAATGTCCAAGGTAAAAGCAATCACTGTATCTGACGATCAAGCAATGCAACAATTGACGGCTACCGCTCGTGAACTCGGGCAGAACACAATGTTCTCGGCTACACAAGCAGGCGAAGCCATGACATATCTAGGCATGGCCGGCTGGAACTCTCAACAAATCATGGCTGGTATGCCAGGGCTTTTGAATTTAGCTGCAGCAAGTAATACGGATTTAGCACGTACTGCAGATATCGTATCTGATGACCTTACCGCGTTTGGATTAAGTGCTGAACATGCGGGCCACATGGCGGACGTATTTGCTAAGACTACCACCAAGACAAATACAACTGTCGAGATGATGGGCGAAACAATGAAGTACGCCGCACCAGTAGCGCATGCCTTTGGGGCAAGCTTGGAAGAAACGGCAGCACTCACTGGTCTTATGGCCAATAGTGGTATTAAGGCATCTGCTGCAGGTACTGCACTCAGGTCTGGCTTCTTACGTTTAGCAGGTACATCCTCTAAATCGACTAAAGCGATTGAGGAGATGGGGCTTTCATTAAGTGAGGCTACCGCGCAACAAGAAGAAGCAAGAGCAGCTTTAGCAAGTTTGGGCATCGCTATGGATGATACTAACGGTCCTCGTAAGATGGGGGCTATTGTTCGGGATTTAGCTGATAGGACTAAGGATATGAGCAAGGAGCAAAAACTTGCTACCCTCGCAACTATCTTCGGTACTAACGCCGCGTCAGCTTGGGTATCTGTTATCGACCAAGGGCCGGATGCGTTAGATAATTTAACGAAGGAACTCGAGAACAGTGACGGCGCTGCAGCTACTATGGCTGAAACAATGCAGAATAATGCACACGGTGCGCTAATTAAACTTTCATCTGCAACTGAATCAGTAGCAATTGCGATCGGTAGCACAATGTTGCCTACCCTTGCAGAATTAGGCGAGTCCTTAGCAAACGAAGCTGCTTACGTTGCTAAGGTTGCGGGACAACATCCTGAGCTTACTGAAGGCATTATTAAAACAAGTGTAGCTGTAGCCGGTATGGTAATTGCTTATAAAGCAGCTCGAGCGGTCTATTATAGTGTAATAGCAGCACAAGCAGCTTATAAGCTTATGATGGAATCAGAACGTGTAGCTACGATTCGAAGTACTATTGCATCAGGTATTCATAGAGCCGGTATGATAGCAAGCAGTATCGCTATGTATGCAACCACTGCAGCGCAATGGGCACTCAATGCAGCTATGACAGCAAACCCTATTGGTCTTGTTATTGTCGCTGTAGTCGCTTTAATAGCAGCGTTAGTTTGGTTATCAAATAATTTTGATGCCGTATCTGCATTCTGTACTTCGATGTGGGAATCTCCTACTGCCGCAATTATAGCATTCATGACGGGGCCAATAGGTTGGCTTATTTATGCAGGCATGGGGTTAATTGCTAACTGGGAAGAAGTAAAAGCCTGGTTCACTCTATTATGGGAAGACCCTAAGGCGGCACTCGGTCAATTCTATGATTGGGTTATGAGTAAGCTTGGAGGGTTGTTTGATTGGATTAGTGAAAAATGGGAATGGGTTAGATCCATTTTTAGTAGACCAATTCAAGCACGAATAGAAGGCTCAGCAACAGCAAATGGGCAAACGGTACAGCACAATGCGAAAGGCGGTATTTATGGCAAAGGGGCATTCCTTACTACGTTTGCCGAAGAATCTGATGAAGCTGCGATTCCTATCAATGGGACTCCAAGGGCTGAAGCCTTATGGCGTCAAACTGGTGCTATGATGGGGCTTTTACCAGGCGAGGGAAATTCTGTGATTTCTGTATCTGCCCCAATCAACATTACTGTTAATGGGAGTGCGGATGCAAGTGCAGTACATCAAATCAAAAGTGCGGTAGGGGGAGCGATGGATGACTTAGAAGCGCGTCTTGCTGAAATCCAAAATCGGAAAGGGCGTGTAAGTTATGCCTAGTAATTTGCGTTACGTTACTGTCAAATTGCATTATGACCAAAAGGACATCACACAAGACTTGGTTCCTTATTTAAAGGATTTCAGTTTCAATGATGTAATGTCGGGAGAAGCTGATGATATATCAATTACACTACATGATATAGAAGAGCTTTGGATGTCCGACTGGTTCCCTAAAAAAGGAGCTAAGTTGACCGCATCAATTGTATTCCATAACTGGAATGAACTCGGAGACGAGATAGAAATGAAATGCGGCCAATTTGAGATAGACGAGATTACTTGTAAAAATCCACCTCATGAAGTCACTATAGGGGCGGTTAGTGTTCCAGATGAATCAAAATTAAGAGGCGAACTAAAAAGTAAGTCTTGGGAGAAGACTACTCTAAAAGCTGTTGCGGAGGAGCTCGCAAAAGGAGCAGAACTCGAATTGTTTTATGATACGCCCGACACCATTGATTTAGACCGCGTCGAGCAGACGGATCAATCGGATTTAGAATTCTTGATGAAAGTCTGTAAGGACAACGGATTGGCGCTAAAGGTTTCTGATAAGCAAGTGATTATTTTCGACGAGACAAAATATGAAACTGAAAAAGTAGTCGCAACGCTAATTAAGGGACCAATGCCTACGGACCTCACAGAGGAACAAATCAAAGACCTCGGGGAAATCATTCCATATCAAGGTAGCTATTCTTTAAAGACGTCGCTAAAGGACGTGTACTGGGGCTGTCATGTAAAGCATAAGAGCACCAAGCAGAAAAGCAATATTGAATATACGTTCAAAGACCCAAACAAAACGCAAGGCAAAATATTACAGGTTAACCAGGGATGTGAGACACAAGCAGAGGCAGAACGTTTGGCCAAGAAAAAGTTGCGGGAGAAGAACAAGAATGAAATCACTGGTTCTGTATCTATACTTGGGCATATTGTGTTGGCTGCATCTGCAACGATCAATTTAAAAGGATTTGGTAAATTTGACGGCAAGTATATCATTAGCAAATGCTCCCACAAGGTAGGGGGCGGATATACGCAAAGCCTAGATATAAGGAGGTGCTTAGATGGATATTAGTGTTGCCCTAAAAAATTTAATCCGTGACGGGATCGTATCTAGTACAGACCCTTCAACTATGACGGCTAGGGTAACATTCCCGGACCGGGACGATTTAGTATCGTATCCACTTGAAGTACTTTCACACGGGTCACAAGATAATAAACACTACTGGATGCCAGGCGTTGGTGAACAGGTGTTATGTTTATTCCTACCTCAAAATAATAATTTGTCCCAGGGCTACATCTTAGGCACCACTTACAATGCTAAAGATAAGCCCTCTTTTAATGGCCAGAATATCCACGGCATCAAATTTGCGGACGGCTCGACTATCTCATATGATGCGGACGGAGGAGGTCTCGTAATTAATTGCACCGGTAATTTAACTATAAACGCCCCTTCAGGGGATGTAGTAGTTAACGGAATTAGTTTAGTATCTCATACACATGGTGGCGTCGTTCCCGGTGGCGGTAATACAGGAACGCCAAATTGATAGGAGGTGAGTAACATATCATTATTTAGTAAATTAGGCAGTACTGCTGCTAATTACAAGAAAAACCTTAATTCACAAGGCTTAAAGAATTTACAAAATACGCAGTTAGGCGATGTGGCTTACTCTCGCCTATCTAATCTAGCCGATAAGTTTGGTCTGGGCGGATACTTACCGCAACGCCAATTAGGTAGTTTCGGAAAAATAGTATTTGTAGCGTCCTCACATACGGTGCGTACGTTCGATGCGTTAGCTCGAAATATCAACGCACGAACAGCGTCTCACGAAGTCATAGGGCAAAAGCCAATACTTGAATTCTTAGGGCCCGATGCAGATGATATCACCTTTACGATGAACTTTAATAAGTTGTTGGGCGTTGATCCTTTGAAAGAAATTGAGGAAGTGGCCAAGATGTGCCGAGAAGGTCAAGCTGAGCAGTTGATTATTAACGGCAAGCCTTTTAGTGAACATAAATTATTGATTACGAGTATAAGTGCCGCGATGAATACAATTGATAACCGAGGTAATGTGTTATCCGCATCAATTAACGTAACGCTAAAAGAGGCTCCAGATATTCCTAAAGTTGTAATCACACCTAAACAAGGAGGCGATACGAATGCAAATTGACGTAAGCGCTCGTCTTGATGGTATCGACTTTGCCCCCAAGGATATTCTTACTGAAATCATTCAAAATGTACGAACTGTCATTTCTACAACGCAATTTTCTGTACCTCTTGACAGACGATTTGGTATTGATGGTACTGTTATCGACTTACCGCTACCGGTAGCAATGGCCAAAATATCTGCGGAGGTGATTCGTGCCATTACTGAATATGAGCCACGATGTAGGGTTGTTTCAGTTGACTTCGAGGAAACGACCGCTACCGAGGCAGAAGAAGGGCGATTGACGCCTAAGGTATCGATTGCAATCAAAGATGAATGGCTAGAAAGGATAGGTGGCTATGAAGCAGTATAGAACTATCCAAGGCGATATGTGGGACGGTATAGCCTTTAAAGTGTATGGTAGTGAAGCGTATATGAACGTATTATTAGAAGCCAATCAAGAATACGCTCATTACGTAATACTGCCCGCTAATCTTATTTTGAAATGCCCTGATGTAGACATAAGGGCGACTATTAATTTACCACCGTGGAGGCGATAATAATGAATTTACCTGAAATCAACTTTGTCACGGCGGATAAAGAAGCCGTTGAAAAGGAAATATTCGCCCTCTACACAACTATTACTGGGCGAAAGCTAGCACCGGCGGACCCTATCCGCTTATTCTTATTAGCGATTACTAATATTGTGATTTTACTACTAAACCGCATCAATGATACAGGCAAGCAGAATCTATTAGCATATGCAAGAGGGGCTAACCTTGATCATATAGGCATTGCGCTCGGTGTGGAACGTCTACAGGCGACCGGAGCGGTTACTACTATGAAATTAACTGCTTCAATGGCAAGGCCCGAGGGGATAGCTATTCCGAAGGGTACACGCTTTACTTCGGGAGATGGTGCATTTTTTGCACTAACTGAACCTTATTACTTGTCAGCTAATGAAACCTCGATACTGGTAAAAGCGGTATGCACAGAAGCTTCAGTTAAAGGGAATGGCTACCCGATAGGGTCGATTACCACTCTTGTGGATCCGATTCCGTATATCGCAAGTGTAACCAATATTACAATCTCTGAAGGTGGTGCTGACACTGAATCAGATGATGCATTCCGGGAACGTATTAGAGAAGCTCCTGAAAGCTTTTCTTGTGCAGGTGCAGAGGGGGCGTATGAGTTTTTTACCAAAAAGGCATCGGCCCTTATTAGCTCAGTGAAAGTGGTATCACCTAAACCAGGGGATGTAGTTGTATATCCAGGTCTTGTATCTGGTGAAATAGCAAAGGCAGAAATCCTTACATTAGTGGAAACTGCACTTACAGATAAGAAAGTGCGCCCACTTACTGATAACGTATCAGTAAAAGCTCCCATTGCTAAAAATTACAGTATAAATCTCCAGTACTATATTGATTCTGATAACGCATATTACGCGGATACTATTAAAGCCCGTGTTGATGAAGCTGTTACAGATTACATAAAATGGCAATCTGGAAAAGTAGGACGAGATATTATACCATCCGAGTTAATTCGTCGCATTATGGAAGCCGGGGCTAAACGTGTTACTGTAACTTCTCCTATTTTTACCGTTGTTAAAGATGGACGAAATGAAGACGGGTATCAAGTTGAACTAGCACAATGCACAGGCAAGACGATCACCTACGGGGGTGTAGAGCATGAATAACCTCCATGAATTTAATTTAAAGGATACTTTGCCAAGTTCAATTGCTAATGATGCCAATGTACAAGCTCTTGCTGAAGCAACTACTTTGCGACTTATGACCTTGATGCCTTTTGTAGATAGGTTGACTATACTATCTCATCTTAACGAGTTGAGTACACCTATCTTAGATGAACTAGCGTGGCACTTACATGTTGATTTCTACGACGAGGCAGTAAGTAGAGCGCAAAAAATCAGGTTAATCCTTAGTTCTATTGCGTGGCATCGTAGAAAAGGGACTGTCGGATTGGTGGAGGAAGCAATTGGCGAATTATATTCTGAGTGCGAAGTCGTTGAAAACTGGAATTACGAGGGAGGGCAACCTTATCATTTTAAATTAGAAATGACCGGGTATATGATGACTCCTAATATTCGAGAGCGCGTGCTGCGTATTTTAGAGTTCGTTAAGAATAAGCGGTCTTGGTTAGATGGTATTGAGTATGTGCATGATATCGATTCAAAAGGGATTTACATAGGCGGACTAGCTACTTCAGCGGGAAACGCAATAGTAGACCCTGCATTAAAGATAAACATAGAACCGCAAATTCAAAATGTATACATAGGCGGTATTGCTACTGCCTACCAAATTATTCATGTATAGGAGGTACAAATGGCAAAATATCCAGCTGTCATTACAACAATGGCAGGTACTAACGCAACAGCAGAGGCTAATGCGAGTAAGCAAGCTTTAATTTTTACTAAAATCGTAATCGGTGCAGGCGACCCTCCTGCGTCAATTGCCAGAGCAACAAGTTTGACGGATAAACGATTAGAGCTAGAAATTACTAAAAGCTCGAAATCTGGCGACGGTCAATTTACAGTTCGGGCTTCTTTATCAAATGCAACTCTAGAAACCGGGTTCTATGCTCGAGAGATAGGATTAATGGCCAAAGTAGGGGAGTCTGGACAAGAAATACTTTTCTCGTATACGAACGGCGGGAGCTACGTAGATTACATACCTGACAAGACTACACCGATGGATAGTTACACTTTTACTATTACAACAGTAATCGGCAATGCTGAAAAGGTAGAAGCACTTATACAGGATAATGGCTATGCAACGATCCGTGATTTAGAAGACCACAATAAAGCTACAAATGCACATCAAGACGCATTTAATAAAAAACTAGATATTACCTCTAACCAATATGCAAAATCAATCGCTAAACATAATCAAGGCTTGCAAGTAACAAAAGGCGATAACTCACAAGAAGTTATTAACTTTATTACTTCTAACTACAACGATAGCGATATTAATAAAGTGCTTAACTTAGGCACACTTAAAGGATTGTTAGGTCAAGGTGCTATCGTAGCATCGAAACTGGATAGTGTTAATGGATATGTGAAATTTGCAAACGGCTTCATTGTTCAATGGGGAATTACACAGTCAGACCCTGGTGCCGGTGGAGCGACATTTAATTTTCCGATTTCATTTAAGACAACAAACTATATCGCAATAGCTAATGGCGACCAGTCGGTTGTTAATCTTAGTGGAATTGCTACGTGGTCGAATGCACCAAACTATATGACGATTGACAATACTGACAGTAGATATATTGGCAAGTATCGCGTAATTGCTATGGGGGTATAAAGAAATGAATCAATATGTATTTGTATTAAATGAACAAGGTGAACGCATTACATCTTTTGTTGATAATATGATTAGCAAAGATGAATTACTAGCAACTGCTAAACAGGAATGGCCGGATGCTGCTAATTATATTTACTCCGAAGACGGCGATAATATACTAGATGCTTTTATGAGCGGAAAGGTATATGTTGATGGTCAATTTGTAGAACCACAAGCTAAAGCACCTACTAAAGCAGAACAAGTAGCACAAATCAAAGACTACTATGATAAACGCTTTGATGCACTTGATAAAGCTGTATTGCGTAGACGATTGGCTAATGCAGACATTACTGACTTGCAAACACAGTATAAAACTTTACAAGCCGAAATGGTGTCTAAGATTAAGGCGGTGAAATAATGGAAGAGATTAAAAGTGAAGTTCCAGTTATGCACTTTTGTGAGTACTGCTGGGCTACTCTAAATACAGAGGGTACTTGCCCATCTGAAGGATGCATCCATAATGATCTAATGGAACTAGAAGCGGGTGAAGATGATGACGCCAGTCAAGCATAATCTATCTGCCATTAAGGGTGAGTTTATTACGCTGACTATCGGATATAACGGCACAGTAGAGGCCGAGGATTTGTTCTCGTGCGTAAGAAAGTTTGCCCAAGACGAGCAGTATAGAGCTAAATTCAATATTGAAGTATCGAAGGATAATTTAACGGCTGATGAAAGTTGTAGAATTATCCTTTCTTTGGATACAAACGAACTACATGCTGGTAGGTATGCGTGGGACTTATTTATTTGGGCAGGTAGCCGACCTATTAAATGTCTTATTAAAGGGCAATTAACTATTCTTGAAGGTGTTAGTAACAGAGGTAAATAAAATGAGTGAAAATACTATTAATATTTATATGGGTACAGAAGATAAAGTTAATGTTAAAGACAATACTCAAATTATTAAATTGCAAGGGCCAAAAGGCGACCCTGGTCCTAAAGGTGAAGATGGAGTACAAGGACCGAAAGGCGAGCCTTTACGTTTTGAGGATTTAACCGAGGCACAAAAACTAGAATTAAAGGGAGAAAAAGGCGATAAAGGCGAACAAGGTATTCAAGGCCCTAAAGGTGAACCTTTTAAATATTCTGATTTTACACCAGAACAGCTTAATGCACTCAAAGGCCCTAAAGGTGATACTGGGGAAAACGGAGAACAAGGCCCTAAGGGCGAGCCGTTTAAGTACACTGATTTTACCGAAGAGCAGTTAGCTGCCTTGAAAGGTGAACGAGGAGAAAAAGGGGAGACTGGTGAGCGTGGCCGTAAAGGTCCGCAAGGTGATAATGTCAATCTTGAAACCGTCGCTAAACTTAAAGATTTATTATTAGACAATAATGTACTTGTGAAGAGTGACAGTCTTGAAGGCATTCTTCTTGAATACTTTGAAGCACAAAGAAATAGTAATACTGTTTACTTAGTTGGTGATGAGAGTATTGCAGAACCGTATATCACAGTGAATGAAGGTAAAATAAATATTACATATGGAGCAACGTTGCCATTCCGAATTAATGACGGTGAAATTCAATATATGGGGTCAGGAAATGTAACCGTCCCATTACCTTCTACAACAGAAAATACAACAATCAAATTCTATAACGCACGAATGAAATTGATGTATACGAAATTAATAGAGGCAACATTATAAGAAGGAGGTTAGGATGTGGACTTGGCAGTTCGAGTTGAATGACATTTTAACAACACTCTCCATAGTTGCGGTGGTTGCCGGACTTGGATATAAGGTGTTGGTTATTCCGTTGCTCGAAAAATTAGATTTGCAAAGACTGCAAGATAATTTAATGATTCAAGAGAAAATGGGTAGCTTAATTGAAACGTTAAAAGACCTAAAAGAAGAAATTAAGTTATCTCGTGAGCAACGCACAAAGGCATATACCGAGCATGTGAAATTAACATCACGTGTGGATAGCATTGAAGCACGTGTTGATGATATTAAGGGGGAATTACATGAACATACCACCAATCATCAATATCGTTAAAAAATCATATCAATCTGTAAGGGTGGCTAATATCCACCCTACTGGTATATTCGCAACAAGGGCGCTAGTATTTATTATGCTAGTGCCTATTTTATTGGTAATAGCTCAGTATGTTATGTCATTTGTTAGCGGGTACGTATCTGACGAGGCGAACAAGCTGATTAATGTAGGGCTTAATATCATAGATCATATATTCATCCCTAGCGTATTAATGGCTGTTGTAGGTTTCTTAGGACTTTGGTTAGACAAAAATAATAATGGTATTCCTGATAAATTAGAAGAGGAGGATAAACGATGAAAGTATTTATTAATCCAGGCCACGATATTAATTTAGATAGTGGCGCAGTCAATCCTGTGTATGGTACACGTGAATGTGATGTGGCCCGTGATGCAGGCAAGATGTTGGCACGATATCTTGAAACAGCAGGGTGTGAAGTTCGTACTCTTCAAGATGATGATTTAGGCCTCGTATGTTCTGAATCTGATGCTTGGGGCGCAGATATCTTTGTATCACTTCATTGTAATGCGTTTAACACGCAAGCTAGAGGCACTGAGACTTTGTATAAGTCCTTTAATGGGCAACGTTTGGCCAATGATATCCAATCACAAATTATCCGAAGCATTAATACAGTTGATCGTGGTGTTAAAAAACGTGATGACCTTTGGGTGCTAAATGGTACAGATGCAACTGCTGTATTAGTTGAAATGGCCTTCATTGATAACGAAGAAGACCATGCTATGCTAACTAATGATTTAGATACTATCGTACGTGCTATTGCTAGGGGAATTACTGACTACGCAGGAGGGGTATAATGTATGACAAAATCAAAGTATTATTTGATAACCCTACTTACCGCTATATTATTATCGGTGGTATTGGGGTCCTCATCTGCCTTTGCATCGGATATATCTTCTATCAGCCAAGCGGAACCGACTATCAGCGTACCCTTAACGCAGTGGAACGAGCTCAAGAAAAACAACGAGAAAGCACTGAGCTTAATCGAAGTATCCAACGTTCCATTGACCGAAGCGCAGACTATAGCCGTGAAGCAGCGACAAGAATTGAACGAAGCCAAGACTACAATCGACAAATTAACGACAGAATTGGACAAAGCCAAAGCGGACTTAGTGAAGCAAGAAGTTACCTTGAACGAAATGCAGAACTCTTTGACCGAATTGAAAGGGCAAATCGACAACGACAAGAGAACCATCAAACGACTACGGATGCAGCGCAACCTATCTCAGATGGTGGGAGCGGGGGCAATCATTGGAGTGGTAATACATCGATGAATGAGAGGTGATCCATACATCTCCATAGCGTGTAATGGTGGATACACGCAAATATAAATAAAAGAGCCTACTAACTTAGAAAATATCTAGGTTGGTAGGCTCTATTTTTATTTGTAAAAATCAAAATAAATACTT